TGCCTTTACACGACCAACCTGCTATAAATTGCCTAAAAAAGACTATAGAGATAGTCAAACCTGATGCCTATGTAGATATAGGTGATGTAGGTGAATGGCACGCATTTAGTGCTTGGAGATTTAAAAGAAAGAAAGCTCCACCACTTGAATACCTTATAGAAGATTTTGAAAAAGACGTAAAAGATGTCAATGCTGGTATGGATCAGATTGATGAGGTTCTTGACAAAGTTAATTGTCAGGAAAGATACATTACAGAAGGTAACCACGATAATTGGTTAAACTTTGCTGTAGAGAAGTATCCTTACATACCTCAGTATAAATTTGCTAATGCAGTTAATCTAAAGGACAGAGGATATAAATATATTCCCTTTGGAAAACACTTAAAATTAGGTAAATTATACCTATATCACGGACATCATTATGGAGGGCAATACCATACTTCCAACCATTTGCGTAAACTTGGTTGTAATATTATGTATGGGCATTGGCACGACCTCCAACAAATGTCTGTTACTCATAAAGACGGACCTAAGTCTGCTTGGAGTATCGGATGTTTGAAGGATATGAAAGAAGAAGCAAAT